TGTCAGCTTTTGCTTTAATTTGGGTCTTGGATGCTTTCAGCGTTCAACCATCCGTCAAGCGTTGTTACGCAATGATAAAAAGGCGGCTATGGAATCGTTAGTGAAATATTGTCGTGCAGGTGGTAAAATACTCAAAGGTCTACAAACTCGTAGATTGGATGAGAAAGCTTTATTTGAAAATTAAACATGCCATTAAGTAAACTAGTTTTTAAACCAGGTGTTAACCGAGATCAGACTGATTATGCGTCTGAGGGTGGCTGGTACTCAATGGACAAAGTTCGCTTCCGTTCAGGATATCCTGAAAAATTTGGTGGTTGGACTGTTAAAACCTTTGAACAATACGAAGGTTCAGCACGTAGCATATTTACTTGGATTACTTTAGATGGCAGTAAATTAGTTGCTGTTGGTACTAACGAAAAAATATACGTTAACTATGGTACCGCTCTAAACGACATAACACCCCTTCGTGTTACTTATACTTCAACGACTGTTCCATCAAGTGACAATTGTTTTCAAACAACAGCAGGGTCTAACTTAGTTCAAATATTAAATATCACATCAGGTCTTACTGATGGTGACTGGGTTACATTTAGTGGCGTTACCACTGCTGTAGGTGGCGTTCCTGCTGCTGACTTTAATAATGAATTCCAAGTAACTTTTGTAGGTGGTACACCTTTTATTACTGTAGCTACCACCGCATCTTCAACAGCAACTTCTACAGGCAACACGGCGATTGTTGCAGAATTTCAAATTAACATCGGATTAGCTACTGTAACATTAGGTTATGGTTGGGGAGCTGGTGGTTGGTCTAGAGGTTCATGGGGTTCAGGTTCTACTGTACCTATTAACTTCCCTGCTAGATTAGAATTCTTTGATAACTTCAACGAAAATTTATTGTTTAATATTGCAGCAAGTGATATTTATTACTGGGCTTTTGATAATACTTATACTACAAGGGCTGTTACATTACGATCTGTACCAGGTTCTATCGCAGTTCCTGAACAAGTTGACTTTACTTTGTTTGCATCTAGCGGACACTATGTAGCTCTAGGCTGTACAAACTATACAGCTACAACAGTAGCAGGCGCTACTATATCAACCATGACTCGTGGTGGTACAGGTAATCTAACTGCAACAGTAACAACTACGTCTGCTCATAATTTAAGATCAGGTGATTATATTACTGTAACAGGTACAACACCTACTGAATTTAATGGTACTTTCCAAATTACTTATATTGATGCAACACACTTTAGTTATACCATGGCATCAGCTCCAGCAGGTAATGCTTCACCTGTAGGTACATATGTTTACAATAACTATACAGGTTCTTATGACCCCCTTCTTATTCGTTGGGCTAACGTTGATGCAACTGTAGGTCCTGAACCAGAAGTATGGCAGCCTACTGTAACTAATACTGCAGGGTTCTTAAGATTACAATCAGGTTCACAAGTAGTAGCTGCATTAAACTCAAGACAAGAGATGTTAATCTTTACTGATACTGCCATTACATCTATGCAATTCTTAGGTACTACGGAAGTGTTTGGTTTACAAGAGTTATCACATAATATTTCTATTGCAGGGCCCAATGCAGTGGTAGGTATTAATAACGTAGTTTACTGGATGGGACGAGACAAATTCTATACCTACTCAGGTCGTGTAGATGCCTTACCTTGTACATTACGTCAGTATATATTCTCAGATATTAATAATAACTTGCAACAACTTTTCTTTGCAGGTACTAATAATCAGTTTAATGAAATTATTTGGTTCTACGTTTCAAGTGGATCTACTGAGATTGATCGATATGTAGTTTATAATTACTCAGAAAGTATTTGGTATTATGGTCAATTAGAAAGAACTGCTTGGATTGATTCTGGTGACTTTACAAGACCCATTGCTTTCTATGATGGCTGGGTATACGACCATGAATCAGGTACTGATGATGGACAACCTTTAGGTGCTGCACCATTACCTATTTCAGCTTATATTCAGTCTGCTGACGTTGATATTGATGATGGCGATAAATTTATGTTAATACGTCGTATTCTTCCTGACATTAACTTTAGAGGTTCTGAAACTGTTAATCCAGTTACAAGTGCAACCCTTATACCTGAAGCTACAATTACCGTAGGTGTACGTAATTTCCCTGGTGCTGCGGTATCATATACCAATGAAGAAAATCAAACACTAAGTAGAGATATTGTGACTGCAACAGCTACTGTAGATCAATACACTAACCAAGTATTTATTAGAGCTCGTGGTCGTCAAATGAACTTTAAAATTGCTTCAGATACATTAGGTACTCAATGGCAACTAGGTATGCCAAGAGTTGACGCACGTCCAGACGGAATGAGGGCATAATGGCTATCATAACTACATTTCCAACTAAAGCACCTGCGTTAGCATTAACACCTACACAGTTTTCTCAACAACACTTTGATTTGTTTAATTCACAACTACGTATTTATTTTAATACTGTTGATGCGTTTACAGCTACACTAAGTACTTCCGCTGGAGGTTCTGCTTTAAGCTTTCCTCACATATCTGCACTTGATACAACTACTCAATATGCTACGGCTAATAACACACCTACAATTGTTAAGTGGAATACATTAGATTCTAGTTTAGGATTTACTTTAGATCCTGGATATTATGCAACGGCTGAATATCTTGGCTTTTACAAAATAGACTATAGTCTTCAATTTGCTAATTCGGATAATGCGCCTCATGATGTAGTAGTATGGTTAAGAGTTAATAATGTAGATGTACCGGGCTCTGCTAGTAAAATAACTGTAACTTCTCGTAAAAGTGCTGGTGTTCCTAGCTACGTATTAATGTATTCAACTGTGCCTTTTGTAGTTGACGCAGAGGATGAAATAGCACTATGGTGGGCTACAGATCAGGCGGCTACGTCTGGCGGAGGAGTAGGCATTTATATGGAGTATGCACCTGCTCAAACTGTGCCTTATGCTCATCCTTCAATACCATCGGCAATTGGCGCAATTACTTTTGTTTCAAGACTTTAAATATGTTAACATTACACTATATTAAAAAGGACGTTTTATGGCAACACATCAACTAGCTAAAGGCTTAGCCTCCCTCGGTAGACATGGTGATTCCATGCTTATGCACGTTAGCCCTTCTGAAGTAGAGGGTTTAAAAGCTTTAGGTGCTATGACTGGTCGTAAGGTATCTACTAATCCTCATACAGGTATGCCTGAAGCGTTTGACTTTGGTGACTTTTTTACGTCTCTTTTACCTACCCTTGCAGGTGTTGCATTAGCTCCTTCAACAGGAGGTGCATCTTTAGGTTTAACAGGTATGGCTGCTCAAGCAGCTCCTATCGTAGGCGGTATGGCAACAGGTGCTTTAGTTGCTGGTGCTAAAGGTGATGATCCGTTAATGGGTGGTTTAATGGGGGGTCTTGGAGGTTTTGGTGGCGGTAACTTAGCTAAAACATTTAGCGCTATGGGGGCTAATGCTGCTAATGCGGCTAATGTTGCTAATACTGCTACAGCAGCTGGTGGGTATTCAACTCCAGCAATGGAAGAAGCTTTGAAACAAGGCGTTGCTGGTCCTATATTACCTAACGCACAAGCGGCTAATACAGCTTTATTACAACCCGGCACATATAATCCAGCATTATCTCAAGCTATTCCTGGTGCTACTGTAGCTACTATGCCTACAGCAAGTGAAAATATGTTGGCCGGTATAAAAGAATTAGCATCAGATCCGTTTGGTAAAGGGTTTGAATCGTTTAAACAAGCTGGAGGTTCCGGTTTTGACTTGGCAGCGCCTGTAGGTATGGCAGCTTTGTCTGGTGCACAAGAAGATTTATATCCTGAAGGTGATACTAGTTTAGAAGAAAAACGTAAAGCTGAAGAAAACAAATATAGAGACCCTAAAACAGGTTTATTAAATCTAGCGCAATCGTCTCCAGGTTTAAGACTTATGGCAACAGGCGGATCAGTAAATACTAATACAAGCACTATTGCTACTGGCGGTATACAAGATTTATATGGGTCTAATGATAGTACATCAGGTACAAAGGCTTTAAGTCGTGATGGATATGGTATTGGTCGATTAGATACATTAGCGTCAGAAGGTTCCCGTGCTAAAGCAGCTGATACATTCTATGCTATGGGTGGTCCTATTGCTTTTGCTAAAGGTGGACATCAAGGTTATTTAAATGGTGATGGCGATGGTATGTCTGACTCAATCCCTGCTACAATAGAAGGTAAACAACCGGCTCGTTTAGCAGATGGAGAATTCGTAATTCCTGCTGATGTAGTAAGTCATTTAGGTAATGGTTCTTCTAAAGCAGGATCAAAAAGATTATATGCGATGTTAGATCGTGTAAGAAAAGCAAGAACAGGTCATACTAAACAAGGTAAAGAAATTAAACCAGAAAAATACATGCCTGCATGAGACAAATTAATATAGTAGCACCGGACTTTATATGTCAGTACTGGAGTAAAATAGAACCTTTTTTTGATTCATCATTTAAATTTAGTACTGATGATTATAGCGTTGAACAAATAAAGTTTTTATTAGTAAGCGGAAAACAAACTTGTCTTGTTGCAATAGACGAAAACAAAGAAATTATTGGGGCGTCAGCAGTAGAAATAAGTAACTACCCAAATCATAGAGTTTTACACATTACATCTATGGGAGGTAGAGCATTAATAGAACCTGATTTAATTCAGCAGTTTGAAGGCTGGGCTAGATCACAAGGTGTCACAAAGATAAGGGCTTTTGCACACGATGCACAAGCTAGACTTTATAGAATGAAAATGGGCTTTGAATCTGTAGCACAAGTTGTGGAGAAAAACATATGAAATTATTAGACGGCTTTAAATGGTTCCTTAATCCTGTATGGGTTATGGATACTTTTTTAACTTTGTGGGGTGGCGGTGGAGGTCAACAAACTTCTACAGGCACTACTTATACTTCTAACTTACCAGAATACGCAAAGCCATTTTTTGAACAAGCTTTAGTTTCTGCAGGTAAAAATGTATTTGAAACAGATGCTTCAGGTGCTGTTACAGGCGTTAAACCTATGCCTACTTATCCAGGTGAAAGAGTTGCAGGGTTTACTCCAGGTCAAGTAGCTGTTCAAAGAGATATTTCAGGTTTAACAACACCCGGTGGTTTTGCTGATGCAAGAACTGGGTTAGGTATGGGTTCAGGTTTAGGATATGGCACAGCCGGTGCTGGTTTAACAAGAGCATTAGGTTATACACCTAGAAGTATTTCTACCGGCACATTTAGTCCTGCCGCAGCATCTTATTACATGTCTCCATATGCTACTAATGTCTCTGATATTGCTGCTCGTGAATTAAGACGTCAAGGCGATATTGCTAAAGCACAAGGTGCTATGGGAGCTATTGGCAGAGGATCATTTGGTGGTGCACGTCAAGCTTTAATGCAAGCTGAACAAGAACGTGGCTTACAACAAAATATTGCCGATGTTTATACTAAAGGTCAACAAGCAGCCTTTGAAAATGCACAAAAGATTTACGGTGAAGATACTGCTCGTGCACTACAAGCACAACAAGCTAACGTAGCTGCAGAACAAGCCGCAGCACAACTTGCCGCTCAAACTGGTGTTAGTGGACTACAAGCAGGCCTTGAAGCTTCTCGTGCTCAATCTGCTACAGCAGCTGCTGAACAAACAGCTAATCTTGAAAGACTTAAAGCTCAAGCTGCAAGTGAACAAGAAAAACAAGCGCTTGACCAAAAAATACTTGATATTAAATATCAACAAGCTATGGAACAAAGAGATTGGGAAAAGAAACAACTCGAGTTCTACAATGCTATGCTTCGTGGAAATGCTGGTTTGGCTCAAACACAAATTCAATATGCCCCAACCCCATCAGGTATTTCACAACTTGGTGGACTTGGTTTAGGTGCTTTAGGTTTAACAAAAGCGTTAGGATAATTTATGAACATTATTAAGATACAAGACCAATTAAGAGGTGTTCCTGATAATACATTAGTAGGCTACGTTCAAAATCCTACAGGCCAAGTACCTACTTACTTAGCTTTAAGTGAACTGCAACGCAGAAAAGAAATGCGTTCTAAATATCAAGCAGCAAAACCTGAAGAAAAAACTGTAGCTGAAGATTTAGTACAAGAGACACAACCAGGTGTTATGGGATTGCCTGCGGGTCAACCTATGCAAGAAGCAATGCAACCTCCTCCAGAAATGCCTATGGAACAAATGGCACAAGGTGGTTTAGCTGAGTTAGACGTAGGCAACATGTATGATGAAAATAATTATGCTAATGGCGGTATTGTTGCGTTTGCTGACGGCGGTGATACATCTATTCCTTGGTACAAACATATGAAACTATTTGGTACTGACTATAGTTTAGTTCCTCCATCCCCTGATGAAATAAGAGCATTACAAGATAAAGTAAGTCCTAATCCTTTTTTAGGTGGCATGCCTGAAACTAATAGTTCTTATGTTCCTTACAGTATCGCGGAAAAACCTGCGACAAAAACAGAAGCTAAACCTGCAGTTAAACCAGAAACTAAACCTAAAGCTGAGGCTAAAAAAGAAACTAAAGCTCCAGCATCTACAGGCAGTGTATATAATTTAGAAAAAGTTAAAGGCATCGGTGACTATGCTAAAGAGCTTCAAGACTATATTGGCCCTGACGAAGGACGTAAAGCACTTAACGAAAGAATTGCTAAGATGGATGCACGTGCGGCTAAGATGGAAGAACAAGCTCCATGGCTAGCATTAGCTCAAGCTGGGTTTAAAATGGCAAGTCAAAGACCTGAATACGGTAAAGGCCAAAGTGCACTTGCAGATATTTCAGAAGGCGCTGGAGTTGGTTTCAAAGCTTACACTGAATCTCAAGATAAGATAGCGTCATTAGAAGAAAAACGATTTAACTTATTAGCTGATTTATCTAAAGCAGATCGTGCAGAAAAAGTTGCAGTTGCTAAGTATGGTGCTGACAGCAAGCAAGCTGTTGAAGAACGTAACTTTAAGCGTAAACTACAAGAGCAACATGATAGAGTACAGATGCAAATGAACGACGCAGATAATGCCGCAGCTCTTGCTAAAGCTATGCTTGCAAATAGATTAGATCAAAAAGATGTACTAAAATATAAAAACGATTATAGATCTAACCACCCAGAATATTTAGCATGGCAGAAAAAAGTCATTGACGATAAAGGTAAGAATGTAGTCAATACTAAAGAATTTAAAGATGCTTCTGATGCGTTGTTAAATCAATTAATCACAAGAGACCTTAATCAAACAAAAGGTACAGCGTCTTCATCTATGATTGATACTTCTCAGTGGAGTTTAGCAAGCTAGTCAGTCATGGCTCAATACACAATCAATACACCTCAAGGCCCTCTTGTCGTTAATGGACCCGAAGGCGCAACTCAAGACGAAGTATTTGCTGCTGCAAAACAGCTTATAGTAGACCGTCAAGAAGCAGAAGCTATAAATCTAGCGAACGCCCCTGTAGATTACACTATGGGAGAAGCTGCATCTAAAGCACTTACCCGTGGTTTTAAACAAACAGGATCTGCGTTATTTGATGTATTACCAGCTATGGTTGGCAGTGCTGTTGGTGCAGATGAGTATGCTAAACGTCAAATGCAGGAAGCTGCTGAAACTCAAAAAGAAATTCAAGAATCATACGCCCCCGAAGTTAAATCATACAAAGATGTATCAGGTCTTGGTAGCGCTGCAAAATTTGGTGTTGAGACTGTATTAGAACAAGTTCCAAATATATTAACTTCAATCATTCCAGGTGTTGGTGGTGCAGGACTTGCTGCTAGAGCAGGTTTATCTAAAGCCGCGGGTGCAGGTGCTGGATTATATCTAGGTTCTTATGCACAAAATGCTCCTGAAGTTTTCCAAAATATTTATGAGTCTACTGGCAAATTAGAACCTGGTGCTGCGGCATTAGCAGGTACTTTAAGTGCTGCGTTAGATACAGCATTACCAGGTTACTTACTTAAAAAATTTACTGGTCCATCTAAAGCTTTATTTGTTGAAAGACTATTAGAAAAATCTGGTATGCAACCAGGTCTAGCTAGGAAAGCTATTTCAGTATTACCTGAAGCTGCAGGATTAGAAGGCTTAACTGAAGGCACTCAAGAAGCAATTAGTATTGCTGCAGAAAAATACATCGCAAACAACCAAGATAAATTTACATCAGAAGATTGGAACCGAATTATAGAATCGGGTATACGTGGTTCTGTTGCTGGTTTTGGCTTCGGTTTACCTGGTGCAGTTGCAAGTAGAGTGCAAGAACGTAGAGAAGAAAAGGCAGCGTTACCTACAGCTACTCCGACAGCTGAACCTACACCAACTCCTGTCGAATCTGATATAGTAGGCATAAAGAAAGAGGCTCCAATTGATAGAACAACTACACCCCCAGTTTCAGCAATTGACGAGGCAAGAGATAGAGAACTTGCTGAAGTATCTGCACGACCCGTTAGCGAACAGTTTCCCGGAGGAGTTGAAGAAGGTGTCGGAACTGGAACTCTTGGGGCTACAGTTACTCCTGCAGAACCTATTAGACGAGATGAAACACAGCCAAGTTCACTAGAACAACCAAGTATAACTCAGCCCGAACAACAGGCATTTAAAGAAGTTGAACCTAAGATCACTGATCCTATAGTGGTAGATGCAAGAAATAATTGGGAGACAATAAGCCCAATTAAATGGGATAAGTTATCTGCCCAAGATCAAAACATGCTTGTGGATGCGCACAAGAATAATGCAATTACCCCTGAATTAGCAGAAGAAATTAAATCTAATCATCCAGCGTTTTCAGAAGATATTTATTCTAGACAGACAGAAACAAGTCCTCATACTGATAGCACCCGCAATCTTGATGTTAAAAATGTAGAATTATTTAAGTCGTTAGCTATGGCTGATACTTTAAAAGATGCATTAACCGCAATTAAAACTGATCTAGGTAGTAAATTAGATGAGCCCCAAAAAATATTAATCAATAGGCTTACTAACCTTAAAAAAGCATCGAATGCCAAGTTTGTCATGTTTGATAAGACGTTCGCCGAAATAACAGGTAGAGAAGAAGACTATCATATTGTAGGTTCATATAATACTATTAAACATAGAGTTGCAGGATTTATTAATTCAGACGTGGCAGACATCTTACATGAAGGCGTTCACGCAGCTACCTTCCAAGAATTACAAAGACACATTGAATTTAAACCTAATACTTGGACAGATAGTGAAACTATTAGAAAAGCATTACCTACCGATCATAAATCTAAATCAGCATTAGGTAATCAACTTCTAAATATATATGATCGCGCGGTTCAAACTTCGTTTGATAGAGCTAGAGAATCTATGAAACCTGGTGATCAAAGTTATAAATGGACTCCACAATATGGCTTTACTGATATGCACGAGTTCATAGCTGAAGCATTCACTAATAAACGATTCCAAGAATACTTAGGCACAATACCAAGTATCACTAAAAATAAAGATAAAAGTGTTTGGGATGATTTTATTCGCCTAGTTAGAGAAATGTTAAATCTTCCTCCTTCTACAGAAACTTTATTAGACGACATTATTACTATTTCCGATCCTTTATTCAAAGGTAAACGCGGAAAATTAGATCAATTTATTGATAAAATTAGAGGTAGAGATACGGAATTACGTTCTGAACAAGGCGAAATAAAACCTATTACTATTGTTGATAAAGGTAATGCAATCAAAGTAGTTAACTCATGGGGGGACACTATAAAGAATCTTCCTGGAGGGTCTCAAGAAATTTATGAAGGCGCTAGAAATGCTTTATCTAAAGTTCCTATGGGCGCTAAAAAAGTTGCACTTGCATTCATGTCATTGCCTAATAAAATTGAACTATACGGTAATCGATTGCCACAACTTAAATCGCTTTTAAATAACCTAGAACAGCGTGCAAGTAAAGCAGATCAACTACGTTCTGAGGTAGATAAATTAGTATTTAAGGGCGTTAACTTAATTAAAAAATATCCTAAGTCTGTTGTAGATAAGTTTAATAAAGTTACTCTTCAGTTATCTGCAGAAAATATAGACCCTAGAAAAAAATATGCGGACGGTACAACTAATCCTGATTACGATCCTAATAATCCACTTGTTAAAGCGTACGAGTCTTTACCTAAACCTTTATATGATTTAGGCATAGAATATACAGAGCAATATGAAAAGTATAGCCGAGATATGCTTGAGATTATTAAAGATATACTCGGTGTTAAAGAAAAAAATAATAAGGTTGGTATTGCGTTATCTCAACGCTTTGAATCTAAACGACTCAAGTTCTATCATCCATTAAGACGTAAAGGTGATTACTGGCTATCTTATAATGATAAAGACGGCGAACTTGTAGTTATATCTAGAGGTAGCCCAAGAGAGATTGAAGAAGCCATGAAGCTTGCAACTCAACAAGGCGCCACTGATTTAAAACGTTATAACAAACTACAAGATATTAACTATAAGAATGCGCCACCTGTAGGTTTTGTAAAAGATGTGATTAATGTACTCGATGATAAATTAAAAAATACATTACTGACTGCAGAAGCTAAAGACGGTATTAAAAATCAAATTTATCAAACTTACCTAGACTTATTACCCGCTGAAGCCTTGCGTCAACAATTCAGACATCGTGAAGGTATTCCAGGTTATATTGAAGATGTTGTAGGTGGTTACGCAGATACTGGCGCTAAACTTGCAAATCAATTAGCTAACATGGAATATAGAATTAAAATTGATTCTGACCTAGCTGATATGAAAGTTAGATTAGAAGAGTTACAAGGTGCTCCAGATAGCGAAGAACTCACTGCTGTTGTGCAAGATATATATAAACAAAAACAATTCTTAGACAACCCTGTTGCTGATTCTATATCATCTAGATTAAGTTGGGTAAGTTACATGTGGAATATTGCAGGTAATGTATCATCTGCTTTAGTTAATATAACCCAAATCCCCATGGTTGTATTCCCTATGCTTGCAGGTAAATATGGTTATGCTAAGGCAATGAAAGTATTATCTAATGCGTACAGCACATATACAAGTGGTGATTTCGATGATAATAGACAATTCTTTCCTGATTACACATTTGGTAAGAATGCTAAGTTATCACCTGGTCATAGAAGACTTTATGAAGCTGCAATTAAACAGGCAGCGGTACGTCGGGGCGTAGGATATGAACTATCTGAAATGCGTCGTACGACCGCAGAAGACTTTACAGGTCGATGGGCTAAAGTAGAAACATTTTTAGGATGGACATTCCAAAATTCAGAACGTATGAATAGAGAAGTAACACTTCTTGCTGCATATGATTTAGCTATTCAAGATGGTAAAACAGAAGAGCAAGCTATTCAAGAAGCATTAGATTTAACTATGCGAGCTCACTCTCATGCACTATCAGAAGCTGGTCCTGAAATGTTCCAAACCGGTATCGGTAAAGTTGCATTTACGTTTAAACGTTTTGCACAAGCTCAAATTTATAACGTAGCTAGATTATTTTATCAATCAGTTAAGAGATTTAATCCCGATGATGAAACTAGAAAATTAGCTCAGAAACAATTGACTGGTATTTTAGGCATGACTTATGTATTCTCTGGCGCTCAAGGTTTACCGCTTTATGGCGCGGCTAATATGTTTACATCTGCGCTTGCAGCTATGTTTGGTGATGACGATGAACCATATGATTTTGATGAGTCAGTTCGATCAGCAATCGGGGATCTTGGTTACAAAGGTCCAATCAATGCGTTAACAAATGTTGATATTGCTTCTAGAACTGGTTTCAATGGTATGGTATGGAGAGACGATCCACGTCGATTATCTGAAGTTGGATTCACTTCTTACTTTGTTGAGCACTTCTTTGGTCCAGCATTCCAAGTAGGTGTTAACGTTGAACGTGGTGCTAAGCTTTTAAATGAAGGCCATTCATATAGAGCGTTAGAAACTGTATTACCTACAGCACTTAGAAATCCATTAAAGGCCATGAGGTTTGCAAATGAAGGTGCATTGACTACTAATGGCGCACCAATCGTAGACGACGTTAATGCAATGAGTGCGTTTTTGCAAATCTTTGGATTTAGTAATGCCGAATTAACTGAAGCTTATACAAGAGCAAGCGCTATGAAAACGGCAGAACAAAAGATTCAAGCTCGACGTACAGCTCTATTAGATTTGCATTTCTTAGCTAAGAGCAATGGTGACTTAGACATGATGTCTGAACTAAGAGATAAAATATCTGCCTACAATGATGCTAATCCTAGCTACAAAATATCAGGTGATACATTAGCTAGATCCTACCGTGGTCATATGCAACGTATACATGATAGCGTGGATGGTGTATACCTCAACAAAAAACTTAAACGCAAACTTATAGAAGAATACGGCGAATAACTAATTTAGTCGCCATGCCCTGACACCTAGGCATCCATCCTTTTGAGTGACGTAAGCTTTTACTTTTACCCCCGCACGTTTACCCCCTGACTCGATTGCATAAATCATAGGCGAAGGCTTCAAGGTGGGGATAAAAAAACTATCCCCAATATCCATATTCTCAAAGGGAAATACCCATTCTGGTTCGTTAAGCTGACTCAGGTTGTACTCCTTTTAATAACTCTGTTATTTTAGGTAAGGTTGCCATATTAAGTTTATACGCACTTGTACCTGACTTACTGAAGTCTTTCCATCCTGCATTCATACGTTTCTTTTCTTGGCTAATTTCAATATTAGACATCTTCATTTGATATAAGAACTCTTTCTTACTTACTGACATCTCGTTCAAATACTTATCAAACTCGGTTTTAGAAATCCACATTGTGTCGCTATCGTTTTCTACGCGGATAACAAATGCCATACGCGGTTCCATCATAATTTTATTATCTGCAAATGCTAGGATACCTGATTGGTTTTTATTGATGTAATCAGATAACACAGACTCATAATCAACGCTATTAACTTTAACTACGTGGTCTTTGATTGCGATCATTTCGCCTACAATGATTCTATAGATTCTTTCTAAATCAAACTCAGTAATCTTAGCTTCATTTGCAATCTCACCTGCAGTCATTGAAGCAGCTACTAGGTTCTCATAAAATCGATATGATGTATCATCACCAAAGTCTTTTTTGAAGCGTAGGCACCAACGGTCGATCATTTCGCTAACACCTTGTTCGCCTGTTCTATAAACAGCTTTGACAAACTCTGGCCCTGCCCATCCGTAGTTAAATCTAAATGAATCAAATATCTCACGACCTAGCGCAGCGTCATCTCTAAATACACTTGGTTTTCTAATTGTCATTTCGATTAACCGTGCTACCTCTCCGTTAGGATCTTTCTTTAACGTGGTTAACTTATCGTACAAAGAATGATTCGATGTAAAGATTGCAACTAAACTTGCTGACATCTCGTGATCTCTTTCTGCATTCACTGACGCTTGCATACGGATCTTAGATTTACCTTGTGAAATCTTGTGGATTAACTGAGATAATGTTTTAGGTAGTATATTACCCACCTCGTCAAGACCAAATGGGATATTGTGTAGACCTAAGTATCTACCTGTCATACCATTTTCTGTTGCGTCTAACACAGATAAATCCTTAGGATTGCCCCATATACTTAGTGCGCTATATAAGGCACCTGTCTTCGCTGCACCTGATTCCCCCGTTAAACAAATTGTCACACCTGATGTTGATGTGTAATCCATCAAAGCTGAACCAAACCCTGCCAACATTGTAAATGCATGTAGTTCTAGGCTTGGTTTATTAAGTTTATTCGCTGCAATTTTCCAATCTTCGTATGTACCTGCAGGTGTTAAGTGTTTAGCAATACCCTTGCATAGTGGAGAAGTAGGAGAAGATATATCCTCAAATTTCCTTGTATACTCGATACCGCCTATCACAAAAGACTCTCTATTAAGAGTCCAACCCATCTGCATTCTCATTACTTCTGCTGAACTTTTGTTCATGAGGTATTGACCCCATTTAATTATGTAATTCATAAGATAACCTACTTCCTTATTTCCTGGATTAAATAACACGCCGTTACTAGCAATGACCTCTTTAAATCTTTCTACTGCATACACATGCTTAAGTGGTAACAAGAATTCTCTTTCAGGATCGTTGGGTAACATGGCTTTCATAAGTAAGCATTCGCCATCAGCGACACTAAAAATTCTTTTGGTAGGGTAAACATCATAAAGCGAAACAACGATAGGCTCTTTTGGTATAGGAGCGCCATCAGAGTCGTACTCCATAGGAGGAAGATAATAAATACCTCCATTCTTACCATATACAAAAGGTTGTAATTCTTGTGGTAGACCATTTAACCTTGTCATAGACTTAGAGGTTATAGGGTCTTGGATTTCTTGTAGCACTGTTTCTTCTACAGGTTGTGCGGTCTGTAGTTCTTTCCCTAATGCTAAAGGATTAGTAATTTTGCCTCGATGTGGACATCCATCACAACCGCCTGGATTAACATTGTTAAATGTATCACAAGAGTGGGGCATATTTTGAGTAGCTTGAGCTTTTCTAATCGTGGCTTCTCTGTTATATCCTGGATGCTCTTCTGACATCATGTGGATCGCTGTATCACGATCAGAACAATGTTGTGCAATAGATAGACCAGAATACCAAATAGGTTCCGATAGAGTCTTCGCATTCTCTAAGATAAACTTAATTTGATTACAGCCTTTACCTTGTAAAGACTTAATAGCAATATCAGAAAACTTAGATTGGAAATTATCCAACTTCATCATCTTACGTTGATCTTCACTAAGTCCTGTCTTAGGTAACGATGCAATTAATTGGTCATGCGAATGTGCTACTTCACCTAAAAAGTTTTTAAACTCGTCAAATGAATATACTGGGATATCACTGCCAATTAATTTAGTAGGGATTGGTGGATCGGTCTTTTGATTAAATGTGTCAGGACAACGTAGAATCCTAGCTAGATCTGCTGTAACTACAGGATCGATGTTAAGACCATGTGTTAAACAAAAGTTTTTAAACTTCTCCGCATAAGGTTTCCACTCGGTTGCAGGCACATCTTTATCAAACAACCAATAGGCATGAACACCGCCACCTGAATCTATTTTAACTGGAGGCGGTAATTCGTTATCTAAAATAAATTTATCGATGGCATCAAGAGCTTCTTCTTTAGAGTTATACCCTTTGCCTTCGCCAACATCTAAATCTACAAAGAAAGATTTAACTGCCTTAGCTTCCTCTGCCTTACGACTATAACCATTGAATGAACTAAGTGCTACAAAAATATTAGTCTTCGTATTCTTCTTAGATTCAACAAATGATTCTAACTCATCTATGTTTTCTACAAACTTATGTCTTGTAACTTTGACAACCGGATCTATTGTAGCTATACAATACACGCCAGTTGATGGTAATGCTTTTTTATAAAATTCTCTAATCATATGCAGTGACTTTCTATTTTTTTAGTCAACAGTACCCCGCCGTACAAACTGTACGTTTTTTCAATTCACATCGGAGTATTTCTATTTTACTACGTTTTTATATCTTGTCGATAACTTTAGTATCAATAAATTTTTTAGCATCAACTAATGACATAGCAGGTAATGCGCCGATGTCAAGATCTGCCTTTACTAAATCAATAAACTTAAGTATCTTTTCATAATTTTTTTCTCTTACGTATTGACCTCTGAACCAACTATGTATAGACATTCTAGACACATCAAAGGCCTTTGCAACGTAGGAGGTAGGTAGGTTTGCTTTTACACAAACCTTACCCAGTTGTACTCCGATTCTTGTTGGATCTGCTTTATTTAAATCTAATAAGAATCTTTCGCTGTATGGTCTCGCCATGTTATCTCCTTATGACTTCACAGACCATTTATTGATGATGCTACTAACATCAGCTTTAGGTGCCTGTGGTTGTTGAACAGTAGACTCTCTTAATACGGGTTCTGATACTACGTCAGCTTGTGGTGCAGCTTGTGTAGGAGCCGGTTGTGCTGGCGCTACATTAGGAACCACTGGATCAGCTAACATATCTTCTTCTTCCTTCTCTTGATAGACAGAAAGCTTGACATAGTTTTGTGCTTCTTCTGTATTAGCTAATTCATTTAATACAGGAATTAAATCAAGAGGCACAGGTGCACTTGGTGCAAATAATAACTTCTGATATGTCGCCGCAGGATCAAAGTACATCTTAGTTACAGCAGCGTTGTTATTAATACCACTTGCAGCTAAGAATCTAATATACGTTTGGAACGGACGACCGCCATTAACTTCATCACCAAAACATGACTTAGGTGAGAGAATTAATTGAATCAATTCTTTAGGTTTATTAGGCGTCACAACTGCAGTTCTCCATGTGAGCTTACATTGTTGCGCTGCACCTTTAATACTGTGGGGACATTGATTACATGCAGGAGCTTTCTTATCTTTTACTTCTGCATCAGGAGTTCTAGCATCGCTTGCCCAGCAAATAATTTTAGCTTTCTTGCCTGGAGTGTAGGTACTATCGTATAAAGTTCTGCATGGTGTATGCGCCATCTTCACGAAGATAATATCCATCTCGCCATTTACAGGAGAAGATGCTACCTCATTACCATTTACAAGCATGGTGAACTTACGTCCTTCTGTTGAAATTTTTCTACTATTAGCACGACCTGCAACAGCTAATGTATCTTGGTTAAGCCCGTTAGGGGATGCTAATGAATTTTGTTGTAACTGTGATATTAAATCGGTACTCATACTTTCTCCTTATTTACTTGTTGGTTTTCTTACTACAACACTATATTCTCGAACTGAGTTAATACCTGGTGGTAATCCCTCGCCTTCTCGACTTGCCATATGCTCTTTAAAATTGCCGTTGTGAATTCTTTGTTGCAGTAATTCAAGTGCATTATGTTCAATGATGTATGATTTGAACTCATCCCAATTTGTGCAAGAGAATTGTTCTTTGATTGTCTTAGTGATAGTGCCACTATTTGTTCTAACACTTTCAGCATTCATAGTGTTACATTCATCTAGCATCACTAACTCTAGTTGTTTCATTTCATTTTCTAATTCTTCTCTTTTCATCATATATTGCCTGTACAGATTATCATGCGCTGTACGTATTGTCAAGTACGCTTTGACTAATTCATCAAGTTTGGGCGCCTCGGTTACAGGTTGATCTATTACTTGTTCTTCACTCATTAACGTGCTCCTTCTAAAAATGGTTTTAATAAACTACTTACGCACGGATGCCTTAATTTTCGTAATGCTACCGCTTCTATTTGTCTTATTCTTTCTCTTGTGACGTCATACTTTTCAGCTACCTCATCTAATGTAAGCCCTTCTTTGTAACGTAAGTTTAGAACCTTACGATGTTTGTTATCTAATGTACTTAATGCCGCATTCATAACTTCTTCTAAATCTTTCTTATCAAAGTCTTGTATATATGTGGTTTCTTCACTAGGTAAAAGTGCCATGACTTGTTCTTGCGTCATATCTAATTCTGTAAAATTCTTTTCTAAAGGTCTTATCTGATCATTACTCCATAGTTCTTCAGGTAATTTACCTAATACATCGCAAAGCTTTTCAGCGGTTAACGATAGCGCGCCTGATCTAAGAAGTGGTGAGTCAGTCATTTTAATTAAATTGTTTACATACCCATAGTTTAAATTGTTGGCTGTACACCATTTATGACCGGGTTCTCCGCCAGCTTCTTTAATAGCTTCTAAAATACGATTGTTTCTAACTTTAATAGTGACTTTATAATCATGCATCTCCTAACTCCTCTCTATATAAATCAACTAACTTAGTATGCAAATCTACTTTACCTTGTAGCATGGCATACATTTTCTTCTCTACTTCTGATCCTTGTAAGTGAACTACCGTCATCTTATTCTTTTGTCCTACACGATCCATACGTGCAATACATTGTAGGTACGTCTCAACTGACATCACAGGTGACCAAAACACTACGGTATTGGCTGCGGTTAGAGTAACGCCATGTGACGCAGCTTGTGGTTGAATTACTAAAACTCTAGGTTCTTCCATGTTTTGAAATTGATTGATGATATTAGCACGTTGTGTTGCTGTTACATCACCTTGAATAACTTCGTTAGTAATATGTTTATCTGTTAAATACCGTGACACAATCTCAATAGTATGTCTGTATGGAACAAAGATAATTACTTTGTAATCTGTTTCGTCAATCACTTCCATCAACGCATTGAGACGTGGTTGAATATCAAACTCTAATACTTCTCTACTATCTGTATATACTGCACCGCCAGAGATTTGTAATAACTTATTAAGCCCTGCTGCAGCGTTGACTGCACTAATCTGTGTACCGGCAGCTTCAATCATCATTTGCTCTTTAAGTAACTTGTAATACTTTTGAACTTGTGGTGATAGTGGTACTTCTCGTGTTGTATAAAGTACATCAGGTAAGTCTAGACATTCGTCTTTAGCAAAACGAATCGCGGGTTGTAATGCCTTAAATACTTCTACTCTTGCATTACTTTTTGGTATCCATTTAAATCTTGTGACTTGATGCATGACTTTGTCACGCCATGCCATAGAGAATTTAGGTACGTTCTGTGGGCAAACAAGTCTTGCCAATCCATATGCATCTACAGGTGATTGAGATGCAGGTGTACCTGTTAACATCCATAATCTTGTTTCAGGTTTAAGTATTTTAGCCAGCGTCTTCCAGCGCGCAGTTGAAGGACTCTTGTATGCGTTAGCTTCATCAATTACAATCAGGTCAAATCCGCCGTTAATGATGTCGTCCTTTACAATAGCTACACCATCATAATTAATAACTACAAAGTCATAACCGCCACTAATAATCTTTTGTCTTTTATTAGCAGGGCCGTGGGCTACTGCCACAGATCGATGCATTGCTGTATTCATTACATCGTTTTGCCAAGCAGAATACATAATAGATAATGGACAGACCACTAAAACTCTTTTGACTTGCTTTTGCTCCATCAAATAATCCGCAGCCCATATGACAGACGATGTTTTACCTGTACCTGCTTCGTTAAAACAAAATGCTCTATGATTAATACTTAAGAACTCTGCGGTAGTACGTTGGTGATTAAATGGTTTATATAGCCCAGGATATTTATAATCTCGTGCAATCGGTGAGGGTAGATTGTTTCGGAACGAAACAAGTTGGTTGAGCCTGGTCATCTCTGGTATACCCCAGAATACAACCATGTCTGCTAAGTTGCCACGCCATTCGACAACCTCAGACTTCTCAATGTTTTTAGTAATATGCGGAACAATGTGTTCCGGAACGGTAAATTTTAAAGCAGTGTTTTGTATTATTTCCATCTAGTTATCATAGCAATAACCTAGATGTGTGTCAAGTCTTAATTTACTATTTCTTTTTTTCTCTTTTTGAGACTTCAGAAACTAACTTGTGTTGGGAGTTACGTTTGAATGATCTATTGGCACTTGCAGATTGGACACGGACACCATCTTTGTTAGAGCCACCTTTAGATAAAGCTTTTACATGTGCTACATCTTTACCTTCGCGGCCATCAGCTTTACCGTTTTTATTTTTGTCAACACCTTTTTTATCCAGCGCACGTCGAGCTCTCTGTCTTTCCATGCGAGCTTCGTGTTCACCCCTTGCTTTCTGCAATTGGTATTCGTGTTTGTACGGTCTAGGTTTAGTAGTATAAGGCATGTGAGTATTATATCATCCCCTGTTGAAGTCACAACTCTTTACTGGACAATATTTACAAAGAGGTGTAGGGTTTGGCGGCCATGAATCTTCCTTATATGACATCTCTAATCTTGTCAATGGCCCCTTAAACTTTTCCCAAGAATTGTCAATATCTTTTCTTTCGTACTCTTCTGTGATAAACGATCCATGCATTATGAATAATAAACCTGCTTTAATTTTATTGACCTGTGGGAAGTGAGCAAAGGTCATGAGAGACATAAGTCTTAACTGCTTAGGGTCGGGATACTTATTAGAGCCAGTCTTATAATCCACGATAAAAGCGTAATCGTTATCAACAATAAGTAAGTCAACAATGCCACGCACCCAACGATTACTATCGCTGAAACTACACGGCGTACGGTCTTTATAGAGAGCCATTTCATACTCGGCATATTTTGTACCAGGTATTGCTTTAAGAGAATCAATCGCAGGTTTAAATCTAAGATAATTGACGGCAAGTTCTTTACCATCTTTAACATAATCTTCAAGTGCTTTATGAACTTCTGTTCCATATATCATTTGCTCCGAAGGAATAACTTCATAATTTTGCGCGACTTTAATTTCATAGTATTGCTTAGGACAATTTTGATATTGCTTCAGCGATGAATATGACCATGTAAAATCAGCCATTAGTCTTCTTTCTTTTGAACTTCGCCTGTTGATTTATTAAGTTCGTACTCGGGTAAAACTTCTTGCCCTACAGGTTTCATTTGATCCCATTCTTTATCTATAGGTAATTCTTCTTTCTTTTTTCTAAAAATTAAATCAAAATTCTTTTCAAACATTTCACTATTAGGTTTACTATGCAACCAATCACCTGTTACGTCATTTTGTGCAGTTTTTTTCATATTGTTTTCCTATTAATATTATTAGATATAGTATCCACCATACCCAATGTGCTTCTAATCTGTATAAGGTAAAGGCTACGAGTAATTCTAACATATTATTTAAAATATGGCCCAACCATCCAAGTTACAATAGAATATCTAATGCCTTTAGTTATAGGCTCTACACCATGTGGCATAAATGAAGGAAACACTAATACCGATCCTTTTGTTTGTTCAGGATACATTCTTTCATGTCCATTCGCAATGTAAAATTTACCGCCTTCAAAGTCATCATTTAAAAATACTAATACCGTTAGCTTTCTTGTTTCATTTGTTCTTTGATGAAATGTATCGACGTGTGTTTCGTATTTACCTTTTACATCATACATTAAAAATTCAGATTGATTAGAATGAGTAATATCATATTTCCATAACTCATGATTTACGTTTAAACCTATAGCTGTAAGCGTTGCACCAATACCAGCGTACAAGGGGAGTTGCAGTCTTTGAACGTTTCTAATATCAAGATTAATATTTCTTTCTAAGTCACGACCTTCTCCAATAAAAGGAAGTTCTTTTTCTACTTCAGGTTTAGAATATTCTTGAATAAGTTTGTCACAGAATGCTGAAGATACGGCGTCACGCACAATATAACAATCATCAAAAGCTGGTAGTTGATTACTATCTGTTTTACTTATACCTAAAGCTTCGCGCTTATCATATTTCCATTCAGCATGGGGACCATTTTGATCTACATAATGTAAGAATACTTGAGCCTGCCACTTACCTTCTTTATAAGCCTCACGCCAATGATATATATCACAACCTCGATACATAACAGCATCACCAATCTCCATCTTAATTTCTGTGGCATTAGATTTATCTTCATTAGCACCCATATAAATAGGCCATACATCACCTTCAAAATCAAGGGTTAGTGTTGCAGATATTTCACACGCGGGTCTATCTCTATGGTTCTTTAGTTCTTCGCCTTGAGTATTATATAGTCGTGCATATGAATAGGTAGGAAAGAGTTTAAGTCCCGATGCTTGTTCAAAGTGTGGTGTTAAATCTTCTAATAACTTATCAAAAGTTACTGTGCCATGCACTGCTTCTGACAGAGGGCATTGTTCATCTTTAACTGTTTTCTTTTGGTCTACTAATCTTTTTAGTTCTCTAGTTAATTCTTTACATGAATCTTTATGTAAGAAATCTTTTAAATGAACATAACCTTTTTCTTTAAATTCTAATACGGTATCCACCCTACTCTCCTTTGTATGTATTTAATATCCAATTTGCAAATTTAATAAGTTCTTCAGGTGATGCATTAGCTTTCATCGTATTGGCTTGATGACTAATTACTTGCACGTTACCTTTAATATATCCTTTAGTGTTATCTATTCGGTCTAATGACGGCGAGTTAGGAGTGGGTCCAGCTTTCTTCCCTTCTGTATATACTTTAAGAATTGGTATGTTTAATATAGGACATACGGCAGGTATATTGATGTCTGATACTTCTATATTAAATTTAAGCCCTTTATCTTTTGCCCTTCGTTTTGCAGAGTTTAATAATACTCTTGCCGGGCATCTCTCTTTATACATTCGACTACGTGCAGACCAGCTACCATACTTTGATACCACATATTTCTCAATATGTTCAGCGTTCTTTTTACGCCACTCTTTTAAATACTCATTCTTTTCTTTGGTATTAGCAGTCGCCATAACTTGCGCCATGATGTGCTTCACACGCTACAGGTAGTCCGGTCGCCCAGCTAGGAGGCTTAGACATAGTGGACATTATGAAGGAGAGAGCTTCATCCACTTCTGTCTCGGGTACAACACAGACTACCGCATCGTGAACAGTGAGCACAGGTCGATACTTCTTATTAATCTCTAGCATCTGTTCGCCAATAATAATACGCGCTAACGCTTGCACTACATTCTCTACCACAGATCCTCCCCAAATAGATATCATGCCTCGTCTTGACTTGTATACAAATTTAGACTTAGCTTCTGATACATCCCATGTAAGCCCAGGGTATTGTATATATAATCCGTTTGGTAATCTTATGCCATTTGGTGTGACAAGTAAAGCCTTGCGCGAATCCAAATAATATGGTTCTTTACCTGCTTTCCATGAGGCCATATCTTGTAGTGCATCATCACATGCTTTCCATAAGTCAATCACTTTATTATTAACTTCGCGATAGACTTTAACTAGACGTTGACATTCTTGGTCATCCATAGTAACACCCGCAGATATCTTAAGAGTCTGTTGTAATTTACTCCATCCTGTGCCATAACCTAATCCCAAGATACATGTCTTACCTACGGCGCGTTCTGTCTTATCTGCTTTAGTAATAGGTTTGTTATAAACTTTAGTAGCAAACTCTGAATAAACATCTCGGCCTTCTTCATACCACTTGACTACATCGTTTTGTCCTGCCAACCACACAAGAACCCGCGCCTCAATCTGAGATGAGTCAGAGTTAATCACCTGATGTCCTTCCGGTGCTATGACCGCATTCTTTAAGGCTTTCTTTTTCTTATCTCTTGCTGGTAAGTTTTGGAAGTTAACCTTATCTGATCCTGCCCAACGTCCTGTGTGTGCGCCATAGTATTTAAGAGGGATAGGTAATTTGCCTTTGTTACGAGCACCGATACCAATAAACCTTTCGATACGCGATTCTTCTATGGTTGATTTAGTACCCAACCTTACGCGACAAAGTTCTTGAATAAATGGATCTTCATGTTCACATAAATTTAGAAAGCCTTGATCGCCTTTTGCCAAGGCATAGGTTTCTTTGTTGGTCGTAAGACTTATCTTTGTTGGTGGTGTAATGCCAAGCTCTATCAATAGCTCTGCAAATTGTTTATTAGATGCTAACTTAGCGCGAACTTCTTCCTCAGTATTACATTCTAGTTTGGATTGGAGGGCGCTTAGTAGTTGCGACTTCTCTTGTTGGACTTCTTCTAATCTTGCTTGTAGTAATGCATCGTCGACTTCTAAGACAGGTTCTAAATACATACGCAGTGTTAAATCAATTAACTTAATCTCGGTCTCTGGAAACTTTGGTGCAAAGATCTGGAATAGTTTGTATGTCAGTTCTACGTCGTTCTTACAATAAGAACCGTATTGTGCTAGGTTTACTTGGTTAAAGTCTTCGAGTCGTTTGCCTTTGGCATCAATAACTTCGGTACCTTTAACTCCAAGATTGTATTTTTCAACCAAGAAAGCAAGGCTTCCACCGACGTCAACGCCGTGTAAAGCACGAGCCATACCAAGAGTGTCAAGATATAAATGAGGAACAATGTTAAACCTGAAAGACAGAATAGCACCGTCAAACTGAGTATTGTGACAGAGGAGTGCTGAGTCTTTCCAGTCAATCTTATTAAGCGCTTCTGCGATGTCTTGGTGTGACCCCGTAACCCAATACGTTTCTTCTTCATTGATTTTAATGCCAACGCCAATGACTTGGAATCTTTCATGTCTTATATATTCTTCCGTGGTTAAATTGGAAAGAGAAAAACCTACATCGTAGTAGGTCTCAAAATCTAGTGTTACTAGTTGCATAGTTTTCCTATGTTATTAATTGGTGCTATCTTGTGCAATCGGTAGATAGCGGTACCGCCCGAGAATGCTCTTACTTGCACTGTAAGCGAATGGTGGGCTACTCGCGGTTAATATATAGCAAAAATACCATCACGAATTTAAACATATAAAAGTGCTTTCGCCCATTAACTTTATATGATCGATAATACTATCATAATTAATACTACTACGGCAAACATTATTCTTTCGTTTCTTTTTTCGTGTTTATCTGTAAGATCAGTTTTATATGGTGCACCCCAAGCTTCTTTAGCTGAACGTGGTGTAGGTTTATCAAAGGCGTCGGGATTAAAGAATCTCCAACCTTTCTTAGCATTCTTTTTAAATACTTTCATTTGCCATGCTTCAAATTCTTTTATTGCTATTCTTGCGTTTGGATCAAAGTTACTTGTGTTGCTCATATCAATTCTCCTTTTTCTTCTGATAGCTTTCGAATTCATTTCGGCATTCAATCGAACACCAACGTCTGTCATCCTTAACCGGTTCTTCACACCATATACAGCTCCCTGTTTGATTAGAAGGTTTTTTGATTTGGTCATGCGCATTCCTTATCCCAACATTAATTGCATGTTGCATTAAATCATTGGCTACGTCGGCTTCATCGCTCATCGTACTAACATCTTATCTCTTGATTGAATATAAAAATATCTACCCCATGAACTATTTGATCCTTTAGGTAGTGGTGCAGGTAATCTAATTCTACCTTCTTTGGCTAACTTTCTCACTCTCTCTGCGCTCCCTGTAGCGTGTAATACAATTTGATTTCTTTTTGCATTAGGGTAAAGTTCAATATACTTTTTTACTGCTTCGATGAGTTGCTCATCCGTCTTTATCTTGTTATTCATTAATACAAACACTCTCCGACTAATTCAAATAAATTTTCTTTTACTACTATTGGTTTATCTAATTTTACTACCTTAACATGAGGATTCTTTTCTGTAAACCACTTTGCCTCCTTGACAGACCATCTAAACTTGCGTATGAATTCTCCGTCATCATCTACTGTTGCGTATGTAAAAGGTATCATGGCACTAAAGTCTTTTGTTCAAAGCATTCAAGGTGCGACTTCACAAACATATTAGTTCTAACTTCTTCATAGAGTTCACCTTGTATACATTTAAGATTCATCTTGTATTTCTTTTGTATGTGGTTATATGAACCTAATCCATACCCTGTCATTATTGCTATTACAATAATAATGCCCATAATTAATTTATTCATTACACTCTCCTTGTTAAATAGGTTCTACTTATTCTACACATCTTATTACCTTTCATCACATTGTAAAAATTGCACTTCGTGATAGGTTTATTTTGTGATATTAAATACTGTTCGCCTGCATACTGCACGCCACTTTGTACGGCGAGTTGCGTAGCCATCTCAGCACACCCACTACTAAAGACCACTGTAAGCATCAGTAAGACGTTTTGTAGCCTCACGATAACTTTTAACTCCTGTAATTTTTTCAACATTAGTTTCGTCCTTATATAAAGCCGTGATTGTTATATAGTGTTTCTTGGTAGGTAAGTCTCTAATCCAAGAAAGTTCTTTAGGGCGGAATTGTGTGATCGATGACCATACAAGCCTACCATTTATATCAAATTCTTCCGTTGCCCATGCGTATGGTTGTTTAGGGATTTCTTGCATATTTACTTCCGCCTTGTTTATAAAATATTAGATTTGACCATTTTACTACAGGTTGCAATCCTGTCCACGATCTAGGTTTTCTTATAGATGTGTCATGAAAGTGCGTTGCGCCATATGAGTAATCAACTTCAAGTCTATGTAACACTTTGTATGCTATGTTTTTATATTCTTGTCGGATTACCGATGGTGGTTTAATTAGCCCGTACCAACTAAACTGCGCGGGTCTTTTCATCTCACTACATACGTTCTTATGTTCAAACTCTGCCCTACGCATTAAAACGTAGCCTACGGCAATTTGCGCTTCGCGTGGCTCGTGAGCGGACTCCATGTAAATGGTTGTGGCTAAGCACATCAATGCTTGATCTAGCATATGACCTCCTTTTCTCTTTAGAGAACTGGTTTCTTTTTAGGATTGGACTTCTTTGATGAGGCGATCGAGATACCACTTTGCTTTATGCAAATCCTCGATACCGTTTTTAAATTTCCATCGCCAAACGTATTTGATAATGTTCGCAGTGCATACTGCTTCAATACCGAATAGTCCTTTGGTGGCTTCCTTGATAGCGTCAATACATTCGATTGCGCCTTGTGTGTAATGTGATGGGTGATTCACATTATCTTTTACTGCTTTACTTCCTACATAACTATGCAATATTTTCTTTAACCTAGTCATTAAATCTCCTTTACTAGAGTCAATAGTGTCTCTATATTACTCTCGTTTACCACGATTGACAAGCCACCTGACTGATTTATAAGTTTCATGTTGTGTTTTTGCAACAACGTTGGTTCGTTCTTTCCGGCTTTACATTCGATGCCAATAAACTTTCCCTTGACACAAGCAATGATGTCAGGCACACCACTCCTACCATAACCCGCGGTCATAGGTGAGAAATGATATGCACCAACATCGTCTAATACTTTCTTAACTTGTTTCTTTACTTTGCTTTCAGGGGTTGCCATCTCTAACCTCTATATCTATATCATCACTACTTTTAACTACATCATCAAACTCTCTATCTGTGTTGGCTCTATAAACATAGTGCATCGCGTTCTTTTGAACTTCCCCTGTATGAATATCTAATGCACCATCAAATATGTAACCACAACCTTTTAAAAATAATTCCATGTTAGCAAGTACATCACCTAGATCGTCGGAATCAAACTCTAATTTATTTCTGTATCCGTCGTCTATCATTTCTAATTTATATTTTGTCATGGTTTGTCCTTATATTGTAGGTATCACATTAATCTCTGATTGACTTGATGTCCAGATACTACCGGCATCGTTACCCTCATCGTCACGCATCGCAATTATCCAATGACCATCAGTAAACTCAATGACAAGACCCGACTTATCCCAACCGATGTCTTCTCTCTCACGATCATTTAAATATCTTGCACGTCTAATAGTTTTACCAACAAGAAAATTACTTGCAAGGTTTCCCCAATGTTCTCTTATCTCTGCATCACTATGTTCTATCACTTCGTATTGTTTCATCGTCTCTCTCCTTTAGTTTAAATCGTTCTGATCCTTTGTTTACCATCAATGCATAAGCACACGCGTCTTCCAACGCACTATCCTCAAACATAGATTGTTCTTGTATCACATGCTCTAACTCTTGATTAATCCTCACATACACCTCCGATACAAGCACGAGATATAATCTCATTCTCTAAATCATTGTATGCGTCTGCTTGAACTAAATGGTCTCTATATTTTACTAAGCGTTCATAGAGTGTGTGGTCAGATTCTAGTGCCGAACACTTGACTACTAAACCTTTCTCTCGCATTGGCTCAGCAATAATGGTTGTAATATGATCACTTGGTTCTACCTTCCATGTCTCTACTTGTTTTAAATAATTCTCGTCCATCAATACTTCAACTACTACACTAAACTTTTTCATATACTCTCCTAATGTATAACTTCTTTATCTTCGTCACGCTTTTTCATTTCTTGTTCATCTATCCACGCGACTGCTTTGTCTTTACACTCTTGCACTTCTTCATCACTTAGTCTATCTGCTATTACTTGGGCTATCTCCATGACCTCTTGTAATTTCTCAATGGGTGCGGTGATACCTAGTATCAAAGCATGAGTCAAAGCCTCTTTGTCGTTCTTAATAATTGACATGGTATCCCCTATCTAATAAATGTAATTAGAATCATAAACAACGCGATACCCCAAGCCACAAACTCTGAAATAATCAATCGTCTTAACCTCGCTTTTGGTATGGTCACATACTCACTCATATACACAGACCTATCGTAGTCCTCGATGTCAGACTTGGTTAGGTTTATCTTGATGTTCTGTTTCATTTTTCTTCGCCTCCTCAAAGTTTTTTAATGATTGCATATACTGATTTGTTGCATAGTTAATGCCTCTTACAATACCTAGTCGCATTGCATCGTAAAACATCTTTGCATCTTTCTCTGACCTTGTTCTCTTATGCTCATCGACATAGTGATAATACTCAGCTACTGCTACTTCTATAATATCTTCTTCAAACTTGCGTTTCTTTTCTTCGTTCTTCTGATGTTGGGTCATTTAAAAATTCTCCTTATACCATCAAAGATACCTAGCAAATCATTAGGTTTTAAATCGTTCTTGTTAAATGAGAATGGCGTCTTTCTACCATTACCATGTATCACATAGCCTGTCACTACCACTTGCTCGACTATGTATTGCTTTTCTTTTTTAGTAGTCACTGTCGGGTTCTCCCCATTTCTGTTGATGGTTTTGTATTATATCACAATTGGCTTCGTATTCTATTTCATCTATGAACGCGTCTAATTGAGGGTTATCTTTTGGTGCGTCAATTGTTTCTCGATAACCATCTTCCCATTCAACTTCAATCCAATATTTTTTAATACGAATATGGTCATATCTTGTGGGTTCGGGTGGGTCTATTTCTCTTTCTAGTTCTTGGCTCATGCTGTTCTCCCATAAAATCTTTCAAAGTCTTCTTCGTAAAAAGTTCTAGTACAACCTCTTGAAACTCTAAGCCAACCATCTTCATCGTAATCATTACGAGTGATAGCAAACTCTATTGTGATAGAAGTAAGTAATGATTCGTCGCCATCTTCCTTATCATCTGCCTCTGTTTCATACTCATCTACCTCTGCCTTATCTACCTCAAAATCATGGTGTCCAAAAAAATACTGCCCTACATTTACACCCATACATTTTGCAAACTCATCTATGTCTTGTTCTTTTAAGAATTGCATTTAGTCTTCCTCCTCTTCTTGTTCTCTTGCTCTTTCTTCTTCTATCTCTGTAAGATACGCATCGACATAGTCTGCTAGGTATTCGGGGAAATCTATCTCTTCAATCTCGCCATCGTCCCACTCTATATCCATTTTTAATTTCCATGACACTATACTTTTTGCTTTACTCATATTGCCTCCTTGTGCATAAACTTCATTTGCCTATCTATCTCATCTAGTTCTTCTTCGTCTCGTAGTTCCATTGCAATGTCTTCCATTATCATATGGATTGTGTCATCACTCAATACACTTCCATTAAATGTTTTTATCTTTTTACCTTCGTCATATACATCTAAAGTAATTCCTATCTCAAAGTCTTCCATGTTTGTTCGCCTCCTTTATGCGTTGCACTCTTGCTTGGTGTTCTTCCCATACTTTGTTGTCAGCTTCCCATTCATCAGGATATTTATCTTTAAACCAATCTTCAAAGTATCCTCCGTCTTCCAAGTAATGTAAAAGCATATCACCATTTCCAATCGGATAGTTATCGTAGAGATACACTAAAAACTCTTCTTCAAAAAATATCTGTGGGTCATCTATCCCTGCTCTAAACTTTGGTTTCATCTTGCACCTCCTCTACAACCCATCGTTCTTCTGTTTCCCAATTACAATATCTGCAACCCGATAGAGTAATTACTTCTTCCCAATCTTTATCGTGGTATGCTCTTCCTGCTTCAAAATACTTTTTAAAGTCTAAATAGTATCCCTCATCGTCATCATGATATTTACTACATTGATGTTTGTTTCTTGTATCTTCGTCTTCAACTTCAAGATGTGGGCAATCGCCACCACAATACTCACACTTCTCATCGTCATCTAACTCTGTATAATTATCGTCCATGCCCTCCATGCACCATTCAGCAACATCTTCTGCCGTATCCCAAAAGTTTAGATTGTCATTACAATCATCGTCCCATACATGAACCCATGTTTCTCTATATACTTTAATCTTTTTGCCTGTTGCCTCGTTTATATAGATGTCACTCATCATCGTCCTCCATCATAAGTAATGACTCTAATACTTCCCAACCTAACTCGGTGAGTCTGTCTTGTATGCGATTCTCGTGGTCTTGTAGCCATTCCTCACACTTTTCCATAGTCCACTCGGGTTTCATTGTACTTACATCTTCTGCTCTCCATGTTACTTCTGCATAACCTTCACCATAAAATTTACTCATCGTCTTCTTCCTTGTAGTTAATTGATTCTTTAATCGTGTCTTCAATCAAGTAATATAATTCTTGTCCAAACTCTGTATTGCGTGTCCCCTCATCGTTATCAGGGTCATCAATAACACATCGGTCTACTGCGTCAAACTTATTTACTACCTCCCAATACACATCGTTTGCAAGGTCACATACTTCATCAAATGTTAATTTGTTATCCATGTTGTTTCTCCTTTGTTCTATTAGGTCTTTGTTTGTTGTAAGCATTTTGATATGCTAAATATTTCTCTCTGCTTGTATACCCATGAGTATCAACTTTTTTATATACATATGCTTGAATGCCCCTATCATTTAATGCTTCTAAAATATCTTCTAACCAATCACCACTACTTTCAAAAACATCACTTACTTCTACTACATAATCTTCTGTTTTTCTCTTGCTCATTTTGTTTCCTCCTCGTAAGTATCAATTTCAACATCGTCATATCCGTCCTCTAGGTATTCATTCTTGATTGCGACTGCGTGTTGATAGGTTAGATGTGTATGCTCTTCGCAACCACCGACCCAAACTGAATAATTACCTAGTGGCATTACTTTATGATTGTCTTTGTTGTCTTTATAAATCTCTCGTGTTACTCGTTCTATTTCGTTAAACAAGTTCATTCTGTTCCCCTTATAACAACTTCGCCAAACTCTTCATACCCACTTGCACCTTGTTTATGTAGTTCAACGCTATCAATCCAAAAGTTAACCAAGAAGTCTTCGGGAGACATCTCCTCCATCTCTTTTAAAGATTTGTCATACTCAATCCTTACATCGTAGTCCATCGGCATAACTTTTAGCTTTTCTATTAGGTCTTTTACTTTCATACTGCCTCCTCGAAGTGAAGTTCATACATTTCTTTTAGTTCCTCGTCTGTCATATCTTCGTATGCCACCATGCCATATCTAAATAAATCAGCAAGGTCACGCATATCAAAATTATCAACATCATGTTCTACTAATTTATCAATCATGTCTTCTCTTGTTATCATGTTAATTGCTCCAATCAAGTTCTTTTAATTGTTGATTTATTTCTGCTTTAGCTATTAGGTAGGCTATGATTTTTTCTAGGCTCGGTGCGATGACCTCATCGTAGTCTCTCTCGTCAGCTAATCTATAACTTAAATCTACTAGTGTATTCACCATCTTTTTTATTTGTTTGTCTTTCATGCTAGTGCCTCCTTTATAAATCCCATGTCTTCTTCTGTCATAACTTCTACTTCATCGTCCCAAAACTCGTCCTCTACACTTCTATCGTATGTTTCCCAATTGACTTCTTCACCATCGCCTGTCTTGGCTTTCTCTAATGCCCACTCTTTGTTATCTGCCTCAACTGCGACTGTTACTGTTTCTAACTCGGTTACATACCTTGTGTATTTCACATAAAACTTTTTCATATTATTTCCCCAATTCTCTTTGATTAAATTTCACGATGTGATAACCCTCGTATGCACTAAACCCCATGCGTTCTAATACATTGTGAGCCATAGGCGTAAAGTCGTCTTCTTTAGTCATCTCTTCAGACACTCGGTCAAACTCGGTTTCTAATTCTTTATCACCAAAAAACTCCACACTCTCATAGCTATCCTCTGCCGAATCGGTATAACTATCGCCATCAATGACAAACACAATGTCATCTTCTTTCTCTGCGTTCATCATAAATTGGCGAGGGTCTATCCCTGTAAATGCGTGGTGGTATTCCAATGGCACTAAACTATAATCGTCAGTAATGCCAATCTCTGCCCACTTCTGTTCACTAAAGACATAAACTTTCTTGCCGTCTTTACTAAACAACTCGGTGTCCCATGATGACCATTTATAAGGTCTGATGTATTTTGTTTCCATGTCTCTCTCCTATAATTGATAAAGTTTATATGTGCCTGTGTATTGGCATTGCCACTCGTAGCCACCTCGTTTTGCTAGGTCGTGGAGGCTTGGTTTAAGGTCAACAGGATAATCGTAGTTAACATACTCAAACGCGTCCATGTTTCCTCTTTCTGATGTTAGGGTCACCATGTTGTCATGCTCGTTGATATATACATCTAAACCTAGCTTTTGTAATTCTTTTACCATTGTGTTTAGTCTTTTCATTTATTTCTCCTAGTTAATAAAGTTTTTGTTCCGTCTTGCTTAATTATAACTATCCTCGCTTTTTCAAAGTATGTCAACTATTATTTTACTAATTATAATTTAGTGGGGTTTTGGTCTTGGCGAGGGATTTGTCTGTGTAATACTTGATTGTTTTTGTCGGGTATTACTCGGTTTTTACTTAGTGTTCCGTGTTCCAATGTTCTGTTTTTACTAAGTTTACTAATTGATACTTGGAACATGGATTTTAGTGAGATTGTGAGAGACTAAGTTATTGATTTATATATATATTATATTTATTATTATTATTATTATTGCTTACTTTTTGTGCAATGTTCCATGTTCCAGCGTTTTGACGAGAATGAAAAGGTAAATGTTTCTGAATTGTAAATGCACTGCGAAAAGACCTCTCTTGACCACCAAGTTTCTCAAAATCTTACCTCGTGTCCTATGTAAAACTTATTGGAACATTGGAACAAACCTTGTTAATCAAGCACTTACCGAAAAAAACTTGGAACACGGAGTGAAACTTGGTTTCTCAAAATTGGAACATGGGAATTTCCCCGTCATGACTCGGTTGACTTGGTTAAATGAGCAGAATGCAGAGAGACCAGTTCCCTCCCCTAGTGTCGATCAGTACCCCTAAATTTATACTTGAGTAAATTACTAGGTTATTGCAAAAAGAAAAAGCCCTCCTAAGAGGGCTTAGTCTAACTAAGTTAACTAGGTTTAACTTAGTGGGCAAGGTACGAAACATTTGTAACTTTATTATCCCAGCATGCACGGCATGAACCGCATTTACCTTGTTGCTTAGGCGCTAAGCATTTAAACCCAGTGAGTTCTTTTTGACTATGTACAGTTGAGGTTAAGACATTGGCATAGCCTTTTAAACTACGTGGTAACTTAGCTGGCTGGTCGATGAACATCGAACTAATACGTACAATTAAGTTAACTGGGATTGACTCGGTTTTTAAAAAGTCTTTAACAATGTTGGCTTCTCGTGTAGGCAACCAAAATAAAGTTTTATCTAGTCGTCGGGCAACCTGTGCTATTTTAGATAGATGCTCTACGCTTTGAAGATCCCCCGAGTCATGCCAGCGGAAATAGGGCTTATTACCTATTAACTTAACCATAGCATCAACCCATAGCGGATTCTTTAATGATTCAAGCCTTTTATACTGTAGAGGCTCGATCGTCTTAGCGAACCTATGATAATTACCTTTTAAGGCATAGCATCCCTCGCATACTGAACCCTTCACGTTGACAAGTTTAGACCCTGTTATGCATTCCTTAGCCGGTAGGCTATAGGATTCACTAGGCATTTTAGTCGTCTTAGTACAACCCCCGCTAATCGCGAGGGCTTCCTTCTTGGTTTTAAATAGTTGGATCGGGATCATTTATTTAGTTTCCTTAGTAGATCGCCAGCTGTCATTCTGTTGACGTGGTTATTTAAAATCTTAGTGATCTTGTCTTGATCCTCTTGGGATAGATCAAACACTTCTATTTGCATTGCGGTTTCTAACTCATCGCCATTAACACCGATACAAACATTAAGTACATCAAACAAACCTTTTACTTTTATATCTAACATTTTTTTGCCCTTTATGTTATTGAGAATGATTCTCATTTATAAAATGTGTTACGTGTTGCTCCAGTTAAAATACCACAACCACGTTAATAGTCAATAGATCTTTACTAATTAAAAGGGAATTCCCCCGCGCAAAAAACAAAATGAACAGAATGCCGTGAGACCAGTTCTCTACCCTAAAAAAGAAAGGCGTCAAAAGACGCCCTCCGCTTCTAACCTTTTGTTACCCAGTCGAATAAGTTCTTCGAGCTCTGCCTTGTTAGCAATAAGATAACCGTGTGGTGCCTGGTGTATGTTGAATTGGTACACCGCATAATCAACCGCATGTTCCCTCGATGCGCGTTCACCTAAACTCCACACCATGTTCTCAGTTAATGCATAGTAGATCATATGCCCTCCCTATTAAATTGTTCTGCTAACTCATGACCGGATATGTTCTTGATCCAGCCCCAGCCATGCCAGGTGTTAACTCCAGCTCTACCCTTTTCAAGTGTTACCATGTTCTCGCCCCATGATATCTCGAACTGGACGTGGCCTCGACTGAGGCCCCTTTTAATTGCCTGGATGACTTGGTTCTCACTTGGTTTACGTCCGTCAAAATATTGTTCATACATGGTTGACGATCTGATTGTTACACCTTCTGATACTCGGTTACTTGGATAAAAATAATCATTCATGATCTACTCCTCCTCGGTTAAAGATAAATAAAAATACAAGCTCGATGCAAATACTCCCACTGCTGCAGCTGTTGGTAATTTAAAAACAAATAATGCGATACCGCTAATTGCTAACATTGCTAAACCTTCAATGAATCTAAGTAATGATCTCATAATAACTCCAGGGAGGCTTACGCCTCCTCTGCCTCCTCAGTTTTGATTGTGTAATCTAGAATCTTTTGTGCTAACGCTGAAGCCTTAAGAATATTCTTAGGATCATCGCGTAACACTTTTAGCCAGTTAGCAATATAACTAGTGTGCTGTAATTGGCCATCTAGTTTTAAATGAGCGCATAACATCGCGCTACCTAACTCTGCAACTAGCTCCTCGAAGGCATAAGCCTCGTTACCGAAACGGCCTGAGAAATCTCGATTCAATCGTGACTCGTGACCAGTCCAGTGTGATAACTCATGCAATGCGGTTGAATAATAGTCTGCACTTGATTTGAATTGATCGAGTCCAGGTAATTGGATGTAATCCATGGAAGGAACGTAGAATGCGCGGTTACCACCAAACTGAATGCGCGCTCTCTGAGCTTTGATAAACTCCTCGCATGATGCAATCGTCTCATTCATGTTACGCTCTGCTGGAGCTGGTAACTCCAGGCCGTCAACTTGATCCGCATTAAATACAGTGTAATGCTTTAACATCGGGATCTTTTTAGCGTCGCCTGTTACCTTGTCAGTAACTTCTAACGGGCTAAAGTATACAACTGGAACGCCAACGGAACCCTTGCGAACCTGAGCGCCAACTGATTGAGCTTGCTTATATGTTACCCAGTAATCAGTACTTGCTGGCATCATGGATAGCTGTACGAAATTGATACCGTTATAGTAACGCTTAGCTACTGGATTATAAGGTGCATCTACTCCGCGATTGTGCCAGGGTTTTACCCAGGGAGCGACACCTGATTCAAGAGACTTGATAACGTTATCGGTTATCGTCTGCGCTATTGATTGTTTACTATTCATATTTGATACTCCTGTTTAGATAGTTAATTAAATACTGCAGGATCAAGGATACTTAATTAAATTTAATATGTCAAGTATTATTTTACAAATAGAATAGAAAAGGCAAAGGCCTCCAGGATCGCAACCCACCCGGGCCCCACCCCCCAAAAATTTTGGAAGGAATTATTTTTTATCTTATACACCAAGACTTACACGAACGACTAGATATAAAATGAAATATCGGAACCCACCCCCTAGTAAAAACAAAGAGGCATCAAAAAAATATTTTGCAAAAAAAGTTGAGAGTTTAGTTAGTAAAGTTTAAGAAATGTTGTGTAGCAAAAGTGCATAGCTACGCCGTAGCTTAGCAAAAACAAAGGAAAGTGCAAGACTAAATAGCTTTAGGATCGAAGTTATATAACTCGGAATAGACTGCTTTAATACGTAGGAATTTAGGACCATGTTGATCAAAGTCATTGTCGCCCCGAACATAGAGAGCTAGATGAACCATTTCATGAAGAAGGGTTTGGAATATTGTGGTGAAATGCCCACAGGCATTAGAACTTATTTGAATTTCCATTTCAACTTCATCAAAACAACCGTAAATCTCAGGATTCTTAATGACTTTAAATCTAATTTTGGAGGACTTAGGCATTCTAAGTCGATTAAAAGGCGGCATCTTGCATGCCATGTCGTAGAGATGAGCTAAGTTTGTCGACGTTAACGTGGTTTTCATTCAAAAAGACCAAGTTAGGATAATGAGTGCAACGTCGGGCTGAGTAAAAAGTAAGGTTATCATGGTAGTATTTTACCAAAAACTAGGTTAGAATAGCCGAATTAGCTGCAAATAATTTCACAAGGTGTAAACAGCGACACATGAATCAAGAAAATATCCAAGAAAATCAAGAAGATAGCGGAAATTTCAATGCTGTTTTAGTACCTCATATTGAGGAAAACATACCTATACCCAAAAATGCACGAGAAGCACTAGCCAGCATGACAACTGAAGAAGAAGTTATGGTCAGAGCAACAACAATTAAGGAAATGAGTGACATTACAGGTCAAGAAATTGCGCCAGATGCAAAACATAGGCTAGATGCGGAAGAAATTGCGAGAGATATGATTACAAACCCTAGAAAAAAGCAGGAATTTGCGAATTATGCAAATGAAACAGTGGCATACTTAGGTGGTTTAGTAGGAACTTACAACCACATGATCGTAAATGACCTAGCAGATTTAAAGTTATACGTGGTAAACAAGTTAGTTGAGATCATACATGATAATGAGAGTAGTCAAAAAGAAAAAATAGCAGCACTTCGTTCAGTCGGAGAAGTAGATGGCGTAGATGCATTTAAGAAGAAGACAGAAGTTGTGCATAAAATGGAGACAATGGAAGAAGTTGAGAAAGAATTACTCTCTATGCTTAGTGAATTAAAGGCAAAGGCATTATTAAAGCCTAAATCAGAAACAATAGATGCAGAAATAGTTGAAGATGACGGAAACGAAACCGAAATACACGATAACTAAGAAAGAAATTGAAGAACTAGAAGCTCTTTTTCCGCAAGCAGACGAAGAGCAAAAAGTAAAACTTCAAAAACTTCTTAAATTATATAAAAGCAAGGTAGTTGAGAAGTCAGGCAAAGAAACTTTTTTAGATTTTATACAACATGTATACCCAGGATATAAAGTAGGTGCACACCATGCAAGGCTTGCGAAAATATTTGAAGACATTGCCTCAGGCAAAAAGAAAAGAGTTATTGTTAACATTGCGCCGAGACACGGGAAGTCTGAACTTATATCATATTTGGCTCCTGCTTGGTTTTTGGGAAAGTATCCTGATAAAAAAATTATTATGGCGTCTCATACTGCTGATCTTGCTGTTAACTTTGGTAGGCGAGTTCGTAACTTGGTGGGTAGTGACGCTTATAAAGATATTTTTCCACAGGTAGAACTACAAGCTGACAGTAAATCGGCGTCAAGATGGGGGACAAACTTTAATGGTGAGTATTTTGCAATTGGTGTTGGTGGTGCCCTCGCTGGTCGCGGCGCTGATCTTTTTATCATTGATGATCCACACTCCGAGCAGGATGCAAAGCTTGGACGACCTGATGTATTTAAGCCTGCTTGGGAGTGGTTTCAGTCTGGCCCTCTTCAACGTCTTATGCCGGGTGGTGCGATAATTGTAGTTATGACGCGGTGGTCTAAGTTAGACCTGACGGGCGAGATTGTCAACCAGATGATTAAGAATGATGATGTAGATCAATGGGAAGTAGTGGAGTTCCCAGCTATACTAGAGAATGCAGAAGGTGAAATGGAGCCACTATGGCCTGAATTCTGGCCTTTAAAAGAACTCTTAGCTAAAAAGGCGGCGCTAGATGTTCGGTACTGGAATTCTCAGTACATGCAGAATCCGGTGTCAGAAGAAGGTGCGTTAATTAAAAGAGAGTGGTGGAAGATATGGGAAGGTGAAACCCCACCGAGTTGTGAGTTCACCATAATGAGTTTAGATGCGGCCCAAGAAGCGAATAATAGAGCGGACTTTAACGCGCTCACTACTTGGGGCGTCTTTTTTAACGAAGAAACCAATAACTATAATATAATACTATTAAATTCAATTAAAGAACGTATGGAGTTTCCTGAGCTCAAAGAAAGAGTCCTTGAAGAATACAAGGAATGGGAACCTGATGCGTTTATAGTAGAAAAGAAATCTAACGGCGCTGCACTTTATCAAGAGATGCGTAGAATGGGTTTGCCTATTGGTGAATTCACTCCGGGTAAAGGACAAGATAAAATAAGTCGTGTTAATTCAGTGTCAGATTTGTTTAGAAGTGGTATAGTGTGGGCTCCCGATAGACGATGGGCTCACGAAGTTATTGAAGAGTGTAATGATTTTCCTAGTGGTGCTAATGATGACTTGGTAGATAGCACTACTTTAGCATTGATGCGGTTTAGGCAAGGTGGCTTTATTAGATTACCTAATGATGAACCTGAAGATATACCAGGATTTAGAAGCACACGAAACAAGTTGTACTTAGTATAAGGATAAATTATGGCAATAGATAAAAGTGTAGGTCAAGCCCCTTTAGGCATAGAAGAATTAGCAGCCACTCAACCTGATTTAAGTATTGAGATCGAGAACCCAGAATCTGTCACGTTAGATGATGGTAGTATGGAGATTACAATTACTCCAGGTAAAGAAACTAATGATGAATTTAATGCTAACTTAGCAGAAGATATGGATGAGGGTCAGTTGACAGAGTTGTCAGGTGATCTTGTTGGTGAATTTGATGCTGATATTAATTCAAGAAAAGATTGGCTTACCACTTACGTAGACGGCTTAGAATTACTTGGTTTAAAAGTAGAAGATAGAACTGAGCCATGGCCAGGTGCATGCAACGTGTACCACCCACTACTTACAGAAGCACTTGTGAAGTTCCAAGCAGAAACTATGATGGAAACATTTCCAGCAATAGGCCCTGTTAAAACCCAAATCATCGGCAAACAAACTCCAGAGAAAGAAGCAGCAGCATTAAGAGTTAAAGAGGATATGAATTATCAGCTTACTGATATGATGCCTGAGTATAGACCTGAACATGAACGAATGTTATGGGGTTTAGGTTTAGCTGGTAACGCGTTTAAGAAAGTTTATTATGATCCGTCACTAGAACGCCAAGTGGCGATGTATGTTCCTGCAGAAGATATCGTAGTTCCTTACGGTGCTTCATCATTAGAAACAGCAGAACGTGTGACACACGTGATGCGTAAAACAAAAAATGAATTACGTAAATTACAAGTTGCAGGATTCTACCGTGATGTAGATCTTGGTGAACCGTTCTTAGATATTGATGAAGCGGAAAAGAAAATTGCAGAGAAGTTAGGATTTAATCCCACAGAGGATGACAGATATAAAATCCTTGAGATGCATGTTAATTTAGATTTAGAAAATGGTGATTCTGAAGATGGTATTGCGTTACCTTATGTAGTTACAATTGAAAAAGGTACAGGCACTATATTATCTATTAGACGTAATTGGAATCCAGATGACGACCTAAAAGCTAAACGTAATCACTTTGTTCACTATGGTTACATACCAGGCTTTGGTTTCTATTGCTTCGGTTTAATTCATTTAATAGGTGCCTTTGCTAAGTCAGGTACTATGATCTTACGTCAACTTGTTGACGCAGGTACACTAAGTAATTTACCAGGTGGTATGAAGTCACGAGGCTTGCGTATTAAAGGTGATGATACACCGATTGCACCAGGTGAATGGCGTGACGTAGATGTACCAAGTGGTGCGATTCGTGACAACATTTTACCGCTTCCATACAAAGAGCCAAGCCAAGTTCTCAATCAGTTAATGAATCAAATTATCGAAGAAGGACGACGTTTTGCTAGTGCTGCAGATATGAAAGTGTCTGATATGAGTGCTAACTCTCCGGTCGGTACAACCCTTGCTATATTAGAAAGAACTCTCAAAGTAATGTCAGCGGTTCAAGCGCGTATTTACTATGCAATGAAACAAGAGTTCAAACTTCTTAAAGGCATCATTCGTGATTACACTCCAAAAGAATATTCATACGATCCTGATGTAGGTGATAGAAGAGCTAAACAAGCCGACTATGATAACGTAGATGTAATTCCTGTAAGTGATCCTAATGCTGCGACGATGTCACAAAAAGTTGTTCAGTATCAAGCGGTTATGCAGATGGCACAACAGTATCCACAGATCTATGATCTACCAGAACTTAATCGTCAGATGTTAGAAGTATTAGGTATTAAGAATATTGGTAAATTAGTTCCTGCCGCTGAAGATCAAAAACCAAAAGATCCAGTTTCAGAAAACATGGCAATTATTAATATGAAACCGGTCAAAGCGTTTATCTATCAAGACCATCAAGCTCACTTAGCTGTGCATATGGCAGCGATGCAAGATCCTAAACTTATGCAAATGATGAGTCAAAACCCACAAGCTCAAATGATTCAAGCTGCGGCGTTAGCTCATATTAACGAACATATTGCGTTTGAGTATAGAAAACAATTAGAAGAACAATTAGGTGTACCACTACCTAATCCGGATGAAACATTGCCTGAAGATGTGGAAGTTGAATTATCTAGGTTAACTGCAGCAGCAGCACAAAAACTACTAGCTAAAGATCAATCTGAAATGCAACAGCAACAAGCACAACAGCAGCAACAAGATCCAATTATTCAAATGCAACAACAAGAGCTACAACTTAAAGCGCAAGACTTACAGATTAAAGCTCAAAAAACGCAAGCAGATATTGAGATTGAGCAACAACGTCTTGAACTTGAGAAAGAAAAAATGATGTCTCATGAAAGACTTGAAGGTGCTCGCCTTGGTGCTAAAGCTACACACGATAAACAAAAAGCAGAATCTGATAACGTAATACAAGGCATTAAATTAGGTATGGATGCTGAGTTTAAGAAAAAAGAAATTTCTTTAAAAGAAAAGGATCAACAAAAACCACAGGAGTAGTAAATTATGGACCAAACGCTAGAGCTATTATTGTCTCGAATAGATGATCAGCGCAAAACAGTTTTAATAAATTTAGGAGACGGAGCAGCGAAGGATTATGCTTCGTACCAAAATATGACCGGATATATACGAGGTTTATCCGTAGCAGAAAGTTTAATTAAAGACCTCGCACAAAGAATGGAGACTTATGACGATGAGTGACATACTCACAATGAATAAAAATCTGGTTGATGCAAATGGTCGACCGATCCATATTCCAACTGTAGATGAAGTAGAAGCAGAAGATATACCGATTGAAGAAAGAGGTTTACAACTGCCAGATCCAAAAGGTTACAGAATTTTATGTGCAATTCCTGAAGCATCGGAAACATATGAAAGTGGTTTAGTTAAAGCAGGACAAACTAAACATATAGAAGAACATTCAACTGTAGTGCTATTCGTAGTTCGTATGGGTGATATGTGTTACAAAGACGAGTCAAGATTTCCGACTGGTCCATGGTGTAAAGAGGGTGATTTTATTTTGACACGTGCATACGCAGGTACTAGATTTAAAATCCACGGAAGAGAATTCCGCATTATTAACGACGATACTGTAGAAGGTGTGGTGCAAGATCCACGCGGCTACACTCGCGCATAAGGAGAACTAAATGGCTGAAGTTAAAGATGGCGATATTGTTTTTGAATATCCAGATGATGACGAAATACCAGGTAGTAAAGTACCTGATGAAAAAGAAGTTGATTTAAGTCCTAAAGAAGCTGAACCTAAAGAAGTTAAGGTAGAAGCTAAAGTTAAAGATGATGATATTGATCTTGAAATTGAGGACGATACCCCACCACAAGATAAAGGTCGTGAACCCTTACCTAAAGAAGTGGTAGAAGAATTAGAGAAGGATAGTCTAGATGATTATTCTGAACGCGTTAAACAAAGAATGGCGCAGCTTAAAAAGGTTTGGCATGACGAAAGACGTGCTAAAGAAGCTGCAGACCGTGAACGTCAAGAGGCAATTAAATTTGCACAGCAAATTGCTGATGAAAATAAAAAGTTAAAAACTACATTAAGTAGCGGGGAAGAAACATACATCCAAACTTTAAAATCTGCCCTTGAAAATCAGTTAAATTTAGCTAAACGAGATTATCGAGAAGCTTATGACACGGGCAATACAGAGCAAATTATTGAAGCTCAACAAAGAATGAACGATGCGCAATTTAAGCTAACACAAGCTAATAATTATGCACCTCAGTATAAAAACACTTTACAAGAGGCTGAAAAAGAGGTATATATACCACAAAGTCAACCTCAAGCACCAAAACCAGATACTAAAGCTCTTGCTTGGCAAGAAAAAAATGATTGGTTTGGCAAAGACGAAGAAATGACAAGTCTTGCTTTAGGTGTACATGAGAAATTAGTTAGGAGTGGCATAGATCCCACATCTGACGAATATTATCGTCGTATAGATAGTACGATGCAAAAACGATTCCCAGAATACTTTGGGGATGCAACGCTGGACGAGGAAAAACCCGCCGAGCGCACAAAACCTTCGACTGTAGTTGCTCCGGCAACGCGTAGTACCGCGCCTAAAAAAGTACGATTGACGAAGACACAAGTAGCGTTAGCCAAGAAATTTGGTCTAACACCGGAACAATATGCAAGAGAAACTTTAAAATTGGAGAATGCAAATGGATAATAGAAAAGATCGTGAATTAGAAGTAAGAGATGAATTTGTTCGTGGAGATAGTTGGAAACCCGCCTCACTCCTACCTGAATTTAAAAAGGTACCAGGCTGGGCATATAGATGGGTTCGTACAAGCTTACTAAACGATGCTGATAATCTAAATGTATCATCCAAAATGCGTGAAGGATGGGAACCCGTTAAACTAGCGGACCACCCTGAAATGAAAATAATGGTTGACCAAAATTCCCGTTTTAAAGACGGTATTGAAATTGGTGGATTATTATTATGCAAGATCCCAGAAGAGTTTGTTCGTCAACGTAAAGCTCATTACGAGAACTTAGCTAAGCAACAAGCTGAAGCAGTTGACAACAGCTTTATGAAACAGAATGATCCACGTATGCCTCTTTTCTCAGAAAAGAAAGCTACGACATCATTCGGTAAAGGTAGTTAATATAAAAAATTAAGGAGATTATTATGGCTTTTCCAACAGTCGATGCTCCGTACGGATTTAAACCAATTAACCGTTTTGACGGTATGCCATATGCAGGTGCAACTCAGTTGTATCCTGTAACAAGTGGTCAAGCTGTTTACAATGGTCAAGTAGTTGCGTTCGTAACGGGTGGCACAGTATCACCAGTAGCATTAACAGGTTCTACAAGCATTTATGCTGTAGGCGTTGTTACAGGTGTACAATATACAAACTCATCAGGTCAAACAGTGCAAGCTCAATATGCACCATCATCAGGCGTTTCTAACGTTTATGCTTATGTTGTGAACGACCCAGCTGCAGAATTTAAAGTAGCAGTTACTAACGGTTCTGGTGTTATCACCCCAATCGCTGGTACATGTTTAAATTCAAGCGTTGGTGGTGTCACAGGCACTGGCGATGCTGATACAGGTAATATCAATTCCTCTATTGATGGTTCTACTGCTGCTACAGGCACAACACTATTATTTAGAGTGACAGGTCTTGTTCCAGAAACAACAAATTCTTCAGGTTTATACACAGAAGTTATTGTTAAATTTAATGGTACATGGCATCAACAATTATCAACCGTCGGCACAGCGCCAGCTTAATTAAGGAGAATAGAAC